CTACAGATGCATTAGCCAAAGTAGGTGCTACGGGAACGTTGACCACAGATCAAGTCCTAGATATGGGACATGCTGCAGGTCTTACTAGCAAAAATCTAGAACTATTCACGAAACCTTTACAATCAATGGGAACATCATTGATTACCTTGGGAGGAACAACTAGAGAGGCTGTAAAAGAATTTGCTAACATGACTGCTATACGAAAGGAAGAAAGACAAGCCTTTCAACGTTTAGGTATCAGTCAAGAAGAGTTAATACAAAATCAAGCAGATTATGTAAAACTTCAACAAGCTAGTGGTGTACAGATTACCGATAGCATGAAGAAAAACGGCAGGCTTCAAGCTGCAAGCTTAGAGTATACAGAAAATCTATTAAAGCTAAGTGCTATAACCGGTAAAAATGTAGATGAAGTTAAGAAAGATCAAGAGATTGCAAGAGCCGGTTATGCAACATTGATACAAACTAATAAGCTAAATCGCCAAATTAATGAAGCGGAAGCATTAGGATTAACAGATAGAGCTAATGCATTAAGAGCAGAACGTGATGCAAGAAACAAACTATTAGATACGATACAGTCTCAGGTTGGCGATCCTGCTCTATTAGCAGGTGTTCAAGAGTTTTTAGCTACTGGTGCGATAACCGAATTATCACAAAGCTTATTACAGCTTAACATTCCTATACAACAGTTTAGCCAAAGAATAAAGAACGGTGAAGATGTCACTGCTGACTTTATGGAGTCGCTAAAGAAAGGTGTTGACGCCCGAGAAGAACAAATGGGCTTCTCTCTAGCACTGTCTGAACAGACAGGAAAAATAATGGGCGTAACTACTGAGACATTGCTCGCCCGCGCAAGAATGGGCGAGCGAGACGAGAAAGACATACGCCAGAGAACAGCAGCAGAAATCGCAGCAGGTAAAAAAGAAGGTCTTGACGGTATAAAAGACGTTAGAGCTACGATGACTGAGGCAGAAATCGTACTACAAAAAGGCATAGACAACATAGTACAAACATTGAACCCATTACAAATGGGTTTTGGATTTGCTGCTGCAGCAGCAGGCGCATTAGCAATGGCTGCATATGCTGCAACTGCAGCATTAACACGTATGTCTACGGCAAGCGTTGCAGGTGATGTAATCGATGGAGCTTCAGGAAGAGGCGGATTAGGTAAGCTAGGTAGTTTAGTCAAGGGTGGAACAACACTTGCCAAATTTGGTGGATTAGCGGCAGGGGTAGTGTCAGTAGGCAGCGGTATAATGACTGCTATGGATGGTTCTAAGGCAGCAGACCAAGCAGTTGCCGAAGGCACCATGACTAAAGTTCAAGGTGAACAAGCCAAAGAAGAAGCAAAATACACTGGTGGCGGTGAAGCAGTAGGCGGTGTGATTGGTGGTGCGTTAGGAATGTTAGCTGGTCCATTAGGCGCAGCAATAGGCGGCACTATTGGAAGCAAGTTAGGTGGATTTATAGGTGGTTGGGTAGCACGTAGAGATGACGAAGAAAAACTAGCGGAAGATAAAGAGGTAGCACTGACCGCAGAAGCTACACCTGCTGGTCCTCCACCTACACTTGCTGACCTTAGAGATGCTCAAAGATTAGCGACAGAACAAAAAGATCAGACAGCAGCCCTTAAAGCATTTAATGAAAGATTGAAAAATGTTCAAGCATCAGGAACAGTATTAAATCAAGCAGTAGATTCCGGACAACAAGCACAGCCGGTGCTGCCAAACGTTGCTTCTGAACTTGGAGTAGATTCCGGACAACAAGCACAGCCGGTGGTGCCGAGCATTGCTCCTGCACTTGAAACAGCATTACCTGTAGCGGCAGCATCGCAAACTACGGCTGCATTACAAGGATTCAATGCTAACGATTATCCTGAACAACTTCAAAAATATATCAATGAAGAGATGGAAAAATCAGGTTTTGATGACGCTAGAGCAAGAGCAAAAGCCAAAACAATAGCAGAGTTAAGACTTCAACAAGACGTAGCATCAGGTGTGGTAACTCCGGCGGGGACAACAACAATAAAAGATGCGGTACCTACTGTAAAACCTGCTGAAACTCCTGAATATAAGTTTGATGAGCTTACTTCAAACGAGATAGAAAAAGCAGCACGTATATACAAGTCAATGGGTATGAACCCAGAAAATATACTGACTAGCAGCTACTTTGATAGAGCGTCATTAGAAACTAGAAAAGAACTTTTTGATACTTTAAGGAAAGATCAAGGTTACACTACTAAAGCAGCAGATTCTATCCAACAAATAGAAACACCTAATGCAGAAGATCAAAAACAAAAATCATGGTTTGAAAGAAATAAAAACACAATAAGTGGAATGGCATTAGGTATATTGGGTGGACCATTAGGAATAATGGCAGGTGGATTGATAGGTCGAACACTTGATACTAAACTAGAAGAAAAACAAGAAGATATAAAACCTGCAGATGCTTTGAAACAAGATAAAGATGAGAAGTTATCAGACGAATCATCTAGATTATCAACCAATTTTAGAAACTTATCAACCTCATTAGATATATTCTCTAGAAATGTAACTACCCTAGACAAAAACTTTGATGAGATTAATTTTGGATTAGAAGAGATGGTAGGTGATCTAACCGGAGAAGGTGATATTCGCAGTCCCGCTGAGACTATGGCAAATGATTTTAAAAATAATCTCGCTGTAGCTATGATTGATTTGCGAAGATTAGCTAATAGAGCAGTGGTATCTAGCGGGGATACACAGAGCAAAGAACCTTCTGGTACAAGCGCACAGACGGGACCGGGAGCAGCACCATCTACAGCTACCCCCGCTGCTACTGCAGAACCAAATCTAGCAAGTGCTGCGCCGACTACTAGAGGAATGAGTGCATCCGGCACAGAACCCGGTGGAAGCTCTGCCGAATCGGGAGTTTCAATACCTGATTTTGCTCAAGGAAAACCGGGTGCTGAAAAACCTATAGCAAAAGTAGTAGATGCAGGACCGGGCTTCACTACCGTGCAAACAGAAGACGGATCTGTACAAAAACGTGAAGGCGTTAGAAACTGGAGAAATAATAACCCAGGCAATCTTGAGTTTGGTAGATATGCAAAAAGTAAAGATGCAGTAGGTACTGATGGAAGATTTGCAGTATTTCCAACTCTTGAAGATGGAATGGAAGCTAAACGCGATCTAATATTTGGTAACCGTTATATTGATCTAAGCATAGCTCAGGCAATAAGCAAATATGCTCCTCCCCATGAAAACGATACTAACATGTATATTCGTCAGATCATGGAAGCTACAGGTGCAAATAGCCAGACACTATTAAAAGAATTAAGTGGGTCTCAACGCGAATCTATGCTCAGTGCCATAAATCGTGTAGAAGGGTTTAAACCAGGCAAGATTATAGAAGGGTCTATGGGAGGTATAGCATCTGGTCCTAAATCAGGTTACCCTGCATTGCTGCATGGAAGAGAAGCTATAGTTCCACTAGCAACAAATAGTTTACTAGAAAAAATGGCAAAAACTCCAGAGACTCAGCCTATTCAAACTGCAGCAACTATAACAACTACACAGACGGTAGATAGCCCTGCTCTTAACAAATCGGTACAAGATTTAGTAGCATTAAATGCAGATATGATGTCTATGATGCAAGAAAAGTTGGATGAGATGATAGACAAGCTAGGAGCCGGTAACGACATCAATAAGAAAATATACAAAACTGCGCTAGCATAACATAAATATAATAATGCCATATAAAAGAAAGTTTTTAAACAAGTCTGGTTTTACCAGCCCGATATCCGGTGCCAACAGCAATAACGGAGCTTGGAACGGAAGTCCGGGTCAAAATGGCAGCCAAACTGGTGGCTGGAACAATGATCAGTTTGGCTATCGTAACTACATGAGTAGACTTCCAGAAGTCTATACAGGGCATCCTAATCGTATCGAACGTTATAATCAATACGAAATGATGGATGTTGATGCTGAAATCAATGCTTGCTTAGATATTATATCTGAGTTCAGCACGCAGAAAAACGAACATAATCAAACACCATTCAGCCTTAATTTTAAAGAAGAACCTACACATCATGAAGTGCAGTTGCTTAAGACACAGCTACAGCAATGGTGTAAACTCAATGAGTTTGATGTAAGAATATTCAAAATATTCCGTAATGTCATCAAATACGGTGATCAAGTATTTGTGCGTGATCCAGAAAACTTTAAGTTATATTGGGTGGACATGGTTAAGGTTATCAAAGTCATCGTCAATGAAAGCGAAGGCAAGAAACCAGAACAGTACGTACTAAAAGATTTAAACATTAATCTACAAAATTTATCAGTTGCACAAAAAACTAACACAGATTTTGCCGCTAATCCAGCAACAGGATTAGGTGGTACAGGCGGTGGAACTAATACACCATATACAGTTCCAGCAATGCCATATAATACGTCCGGTAGCAGATTCACATTAGGCCAAAGTGAAAGTGCTATTGACGCGAAACATATAGTACATTTAAGTTTAACAGAAGGACTAGATCGTTTTTGGCCTTTTGGTCAATCAATATTAGAAAACATCTTTAAAGTTTACAAACAAAAAGAACTATTAGAAGATGCAGTTTTAATCTATCGTGTACAACGTGCACCAGAACGTAGATTGTTTAAAATAGACGTTGGGAACATGCCAAGTCATATGGCTATGGCATTCGTAGAACGTATCAAAAACGAGATACACCAACGTAGAATTCCTAGTGTTTATGGTGGAGCATCAATAGTTGACGCTACATATAATCCACTGTCAATGAATGAAGATTACTTCTTTCCAGTCACCGCAGACGGTCGCGGATCATCAGTAGAAGTTATGCCAGGTGGACAAAATCTAGGCGAGATCGACGATCTACGTTATTTCAACAATAGATTAGCACGTGGATTACGTGTACCAAGTTCATACTTACCAACTGGTCCTGATGACAGCGACAGACCATTAAGCGATGGTCGCGTTGGTACAGCATTGATACAAGAATATCGCTTCAATCAATATTGCGAAAGATTGCAAAACTATATCTCTCAAAAACTAGATGAAGAGTTTAAGCTTTTCTTGCGTTGGAGAGGATTTAATATTGATGCAGGATTATTCACAACGGAGTTTAATCCGCCTCAAAATTTTGCTGCTTATCGTCAAAGTGAGCTAGACACTGCTAGAGTGCAGACATTTACATCTATGGAACAGTTGCCCTATATAAGCAAACGCTTTGCACTAGAAAGATTTTTAGGATTAACTGAAGAAGAAATAGCTAAAAACGAAAAACTATGGCGTGAAGAGAATGACAAGGCGGAAGTAGAAGATCCTAAGGGCACTGACTTACGTAGCATAGGTGTATCTACTAGCGATATTGAAAGTGATGAACAGACTAGCGACAACCTAGAAACTCCGCCTGAAGGCGAACCGTTAGCCCCGGATAGTGTAGCAGGTCCAGTAGCAGGACCCGGGCAAGGCATGCCAGCTCCGGGCCCGGCAACACCCGGCAGTCCGCCAGCTTAAGATAAATAACATTATGAAACTGTTAGAAATGTTTGACCCACCTGTAGCAGGCTATCAGGATACAAACTCTGATAATAGCAAACCTGTATGGCGAACTAGCAGAAAAACTAAGCTTACGCTTAAACAAATACGTAAACTAAGACGTATGTTAGATGTTAGAAACTATGAAAAGAAACAATATCTATCTAAAATAAGAGATCAATACAGCGCAGCAAATCAGCAGCAACAAACTCCAAGTCTGTAAAATCGACAATAAATCATTAAAAACGTAAAAAAATAGCACTTATTGAGTGCTTTTAATAAGTGCGCACTAAATATTTCTACAAAGCCATTTCTAACCAGGAGATTTATAATGGAAAACAAAAAGTTTGAGCAACTCATTGAGCTTATAATCAATGAGAACGAAGATAAAGCCCGCGAACTATTCCACGAAATCGTAGTAGAAAAGTCACGCGAAATCTATGAGTCAATCATGGATGAAGAGATGATGGAAGCTAAAGATGATGAAGAAGAGGCTGTAGAAGAATCTGCAGACTCAGAAGAAGATTCTTTAGAAGAATCAATGGATGACACGGACGAAGGAATGGGCGGACAAGTAGGCGACCTACTTGACGAAATTAACTCAGAAGAAGCCGGTGGCATGACCGAAGATGATGAAGCAGACATTGAGTTTGATGACGAAGCTGAAGAAGCAGGTGACGATTTAACAGGTGATCTAGAAGCAGCACATGACGGCGAAGAGCATGAAGGTGATCTAGAAGACCGCGTAGTTCAAATCGAAGATAAGCTAGACGAATTAATGGCTGAGTTTGAATCAATCATGGGCGGCAGTGATGACGCAGGCATGGGAGACGAAGGTGGCGAAGAAGAAATGGATGCAGTTATGGAAGCAACACAGCTTCAAAAAGTAGCAGCTCCAAGTCACGGTGATGACGGCGCACAGAAAAAGAGCCCAGTACCACAGAACTCAGGCAAAGCAGGTATGGACAGCAAGCCTGTGAAGTTCGCAGGTAGTTCAGAGACTGTACCAAACGGTCCTAAAGCTCCAAGCAATGCATATACAAAGGGCGAGAAAGATTTACCAGGAGCTGGTAAGTTCAAGAACGTCCCAGGCGGAAAGGCTAAGGTCGATCTAAGTGCTGCACCAAAACCCGTAACAAAGGATGGTTCATCAGGCACTAAGAGTCCGGTAGCCAAGTAAGTTAAAGTAACTGGAGACAATGGCTTTGTATCTCAAGGAACATTTAACTTTTGATAGAGCAAATATGGTCGTTGAGTCTGTTGCAGAACAGGGAAACGATCTGAAGACCCTCTACATGAAGGGCATCTTCATTCAGGGCGGGGTAAAGAATGCGAACGAGCGTGTTTACCCCGTTTCCGAAATAGAAACTGCTGTAGGCACTCTCAATAATCAAATACAAGAGGGTTACAGCGTATTGGGTGAAGTCGATCATCCAGATGATTTAAAAATCAACCTAGACCGCGTCAGCCATATGATCACAAGTATGTGGATGGATGGCGCAAACGGTTTCGGTAAACTAAAGATTTTACCAACTCCAATGGGTCAACTTGTAAAGACTATGTTGGAGAGTGGTGTAAAACTAGGCGTTTCAAGTCGTGGATCAGGTAATGTAAACGACATGGACGGCAAGGTAAGTGATTTTGAAATAATCACTGTTGATATCGTCGCACAACCAAGCGCACCTAACGCATATCCTAAAGCAATATACGAAAGCCTCATGAATATGAAGCATGGTCATAAAGTTTTAGATATCGCTAGGGATGTAAGGGGCGACAAGAAGGTACAAAGTTACTTGGGTGAGGAAGTAAAACGCCTCATCAAGGAACTTAAAATAAAATAATAGGGGATATGAGCATGTTAGATGCTATCAAACCATTACTTGATTCTGGTTTAATCAATGAAGATGTTTCCAAGTCTCTTAACGAAGCTTGGGAAACTAAATTGAATGAAGCTAAGGAACAAGTACGTGCAGAACTCCGCGAAGAGTATGCACAAAAATACGAGCATGATCGTAGTGTGATGGTTGAAGCCCTAGACAAGATGATTACAGAAAGCTTGTCCGAAGAGATTGCAGAATTTCACGAAGAAAAGAAAGCAATCAATGAGGATCGTGTAGCAGCCAAGGTAAAGCTACAAGAAAGCGCAGCCAAGTTCAATGATTTCATGGTTAAGAAGTTAGCCGAAGAAATCCGTGAACTACGCAACGACCGTAAAGTACAAATGGAAAATCAGCAAAAGCTTGAAAAGTTCATTGTACACGCACTTGCCCGTGAAATCAAAGAGTTCTCACAGGACAAGAAGGCAGTTGTAGAAGCCCGCGTCAAGCTAGTCACAGAAGGAAAGAAGCAGTTGGAGGCACTCAAGAACAAGTTTGTTAGTGAAAGCGCCAAACGCATCAATATTGCTGTGACAGGTCATTTAAAAGGTGAGCTATCACAACTTAAAGAAGACATCAAATCAGCCCGTGAAAATAACTTTGGACGCAAGTTGTTTGAAGCATTCGCTAGCGAATACTCTGTAACTTATCTAAATGATAAGGCAGAAGCTCGCAAGCTAATGACAGCAATCGAAGCCAAAGAAAAGGCACTAGCTGAAGCTACAGCAAAAGCTGAAGAAGCTGAAAAGCTAGTAGAATCAAAGGATCGTGAGGTTCGCATTATCAAGGAATCAACTCAGCGTGAAAAGACACTAGGAGAACTTCTAGCGCCTCTAAACAAAGAGAAATCTGAAGTAATGAGAAGCTTACTAGAAAGCGTTCAGACACCAAAACTGAAGTCAGCTTTCGACAAATATTTACCAGCAGTTCTAAACACAACATCTGAAAAGACTGGCGCTAAAACAGCCTTGACAGAAAGTGTTATTAAAGAAGTGACTGGTGATAAAGAAACTGCCAAAAATGAAGTTGACACAAGTGACAGAGATAATGTCATTGATATCAAGCGTCTGGCAGGGCTTAAGTAAGACATATATTAGGAGATAATGAAAATGTCAAAAGTACTCTTAGAAAGCCGTTGGGACGAGACCAAGGAAGCCCTACTAGAAGGCTTGAAAGGAACTCGCCGTTCAACAATGGGTGTTGTATTAGAAAACACTCGCAAGCAGTTGCTAGCTGAATCTTCAGCAGGCACAACTACTGCTGGTAATATCGCAACATTAAATCGCGTTATTCTTCCAGTAATCCGTCGTGTTATGCCAACTGTTATCGCTAACGAGCTAGTCGGCGTTCAGCCAATGACTGGTCCAGTTGGTCAGATCCACACATTACGTGTACGCTACGCTCAGTCATTGACTGACAACTCAGCAGCACAGACATCTGTAACTGCTGGTGAAGAAGCATTGAGCCCATTCAAAATTGCTCAGGCATATTCACGTTCACCACAAAATGCAACAACATCAAGCTATTACAGTGCAAATGATACTGCTGCATTAGAAGGTAACGGTGGTAAGTTAATCAGCGTACAAATCTTACGTCAGGCTGTTGAAGCCAAATCACGTAAGTTGCAAGCACGTTGGACGTTCGAAGCTGCACAAGATGCGCAGTCACAACATGGTATTGACGTTGAAGCAGAAATCATGGCAGCACTTGCCCAAGAAATCACTGCTGAAATCGATCAGGAAATCTTGTTGTCACTAGCAACTCTAGCTGCAACAGAATTCACATACAACCAAGCAACAGTATCAGGTACTGCTACATACGTTGGTGACGAACACGCTGCTCTAGCTGTTCTAATCAATCGTGTTGCAAACTTGATTGCACAGCGCACTCGTCGCGGTGCAGGTAACTGGGCAGTTGTAAGTCCAGCATCATTGACTGTTCTACAGTCAGCAACAACTTCAGCATTCGCAA